ACGGTTGGGCCGCCACCTGGATCTTTGTATATTTTAGCATGGCTATCTGAATTTGGAGGTTCTGGCTTAAATGATACAGTAAGTAGATCCAGTCCAGTTCAACTTGGATCTAGTACAAATTGGTCAATTCTTGCTACAAGAAACTATAGTGTAGCAGCAATTAAAACTGGTGGCACGCTATGGACATGGGGTTACAATGGCCAGGGCCAGTTAGGACTTAATGCTATAGTAAATATATCCAGTCCAGTTCAAGTAGGAGCCAGTACTAATTGGAGTTCAGTTAGTGAGGCAGCTCAAACTTATTGTTCAATTAAAACCGATGGCACTTTATGGGTCTGGGGGACTGCTGATAGCGGTAAGTTAGGACTCAACTCAATTACAGTACATAGATCCAGTCCAACTCAAGTAGGATCTGCTACCAATTGGAGTAAAGTAGTAGGTGATTATAATACAAGATTTTTAGCACTTAAAACGGATGGTACATTGTGGGGATGGGGAAATAATACCTGGGGCGAGCTAGGACTTGGAGATAGAATCAATAGATCCAGTCCGACTCAAGTAGCTGGTATTACTTGGAATAATATTTGGGCCGGCCGCAATCATGTAATGGCTTCAAAAACAGATAATACTATATGGGGTTGGGGATATGTTGCGGCAGGCTCATTAGGAAATAATTCTATTGTCAACAGATCCAGTCCAGTTCAAGTTTTGTCTACAATTGATTGGAGTAAATTAGTTTTAGGTGATTATTTTACGGTTGGTTTAAAAAGTAATGGCACTCTTTGGTCTTGGGGTAGTGATACTTATGGAAATTTAGGATTAAATAGTCGAAATGTTTATAGATCTAGTCCAACTCAAATTGGAAGTAACACGACATGGAGAAATGTTTTTCTGGAACCAGGATCATCGAGTCCAATAGCCATTAAAACTGATGGCACTTTATGGGTATGGGGTGGTAATATGGGCACTCTTTTAAATTTACCATTGGCAACTCATAGATCCAGCCCCGTTCAAATAGGAACACAAACATATTGGGCAAATACTAATATCTTCGGAACTAATTATGCATATTTAGCCAAATTTTAAGTAATTATAACAAGTATAATACAGGACTATTATGGCCGCTCCAGCTACCAGACAACAATTCAAAGATTACTGCCTACGTAGGTTAGGGTTTCCAGTAATTCAAATTAACGTTGATGATGATCAAGTAGAAGATCGTATTGACGATGCACTTCAGTTTTTTCATGACTATCATTTTGAAGGTTGTGAAAAAATTTACATGAAGCATAAATTTATACAAGAAGATATTGATAGACAATGGATATATTGTCCTGATCCAGTTCTTTTTGTAATTGGTGTTATGCCATTCGATGATTCTAATTCATCGGTAAATATGTTTGACTTGCGTTATCAATTGCGCCTGCATGACCTCTATGACTTTACATCAGTATCTTATGTGTCATATGAAATTACTATGCAACACATTCGTACATTAAATCTGTTGTTCTCAGGTACTCCACAGTTTCGTTTCAATCGTCACCAAAACAAACTCCATCTTGACATTGATTGGGAAAGAGATGCGACAGTTGGTGAATATGTTGTCATCGAATGTTATCGTAAAATGAATCCAGATACCGTGTCAATTACAGGTTCAGTATCGGCCACAAATGCAGCCAATACACTTACAGGTACAAATACTAAATTTGACCAGGAATTATTAGAAGGTGATATTGTAACGGTCAATGGTACTGATCTACAAATCAAAAGAATTTTATCACCAACAGAAATACAATTAACAAAAACACCAACAGAAGGCATTTCTGGTACAGCAACGATTGCTGGACTTTCAGATGTTTGGGACAATCGTTTTATGAAAAGATATACCACCGCTCTTATCAAAAAACAATGGGGTGAGAACATGAAAAAGTTTGGTGGTATACAAATGCCAGGTGGTGTAACATTAAATGGTAAAGAAATTTATGATGAAGCAGTTGAAGAAATTACAAAGATAGAAGAAGAAATGATTGCAAACAATGTTCTGCCATCAGACTTCATAATGGGATAATGTGTGGCTACAAACTTTTATTTCCAACTTTTCCCACAAGAGCAGATCACCAATGAACAACTGCTTGTTGAAGATTTAGTGATTGAAGCTATGGGAATCTATGGCATGGATGTTTACTATCTGCCAAGATCCAGTCGAGCAACAGAAGATTATTTGTATGGTGAAGATACAGTAAAACAATATCGTTCAGCACATCCAATTGAAATGTACCTTGAAAATGTCACAGGTATGGATGGCGAACAAGATTTTATTTCTAAATTTGGTTTAGAAATTCGTGATGAAATTACATTCTTAGTTTCTCGCCGCAGATTCAAGTATACTGTAGGCGCCACAAACTTTCAAACACCTATTCTTGGTGATATTATACCAGAAGAAAACAGAGCACCAACTCGACCAAGAGAGGGAGATTTAGTTTACATTCCTCTCATGAGGAACTTCTTTGAGATTACATTTGTAGAACATGAAAACGATCAGGCCATGTATTATACTTTAGGCCGTGGTCGTGGCGGTAATGTTTATGTCTATGCACTAAAATTAAAACAATACGTATTCTCTGAAGAAATTATTTCTACAGGTATACAAGAGATTGATGATGAAGTATTTGACCTGTACAAGAGAACAAGACTTACAGTACAATTAACTGGGGGTTCTGGTACATTTACACCAGGAGAAATAGTATATCAAGGTGCAGATTTGGCCAATGCAAGTGTTCAGGCAGTTGCACATACATGGAAACAAGGCCAATGGCTTGATGTAATTAAAACACAAGGTACATTTGTTGCCAATGTTCGTGTAAAAGGTGCAGACAGTAATGCATCTTGGACAATGGCAAGTACAGATGATAAAGTTAATTTTGATACCGCATTTGAAGATATTGCAGATAATAATCGTATAGAAACTGAGTCTGATTTAATTGTAGATTGGACAGAAACAAACCCATTTGGTGGTGATTAATGTTAAACAACCCTTTTTATTATAATCGAACAATAAGAAAGGTGGTTGTTGCCTTTGGTACTTTGTTTAATGATATACAGGTACAAAGATTTGTAAACAATACACCAAAAGAAATTTTTAAAGTGCCGTTGTCATATGGTTCTAAAGAAAAATATATGACACGACTGGCTGCTGACCCCAATTTGACCAAGTCGGTTGCAACAGTTGTACCGAGAATTTCATTTGATCTTACAGGTATAAGTTATGATACTAGCAGAAAACAAATTACAACACTAAAAAACTTTTCTGCAAATACTTCTACGGCTTTCAATAGACAGTATGTTCCTGTACCATATGATTTTAATTTTTCTATGTCGATCTATGTTCGGAATACAGAAGATGGTACACAGATATTAGAACAGATTTTACCATTCTTTACACCAGATTTTACGGTAACTGTAGACTTTATTCCTACAATGGATCAAAAATATGATTTGCCTATCATATTGAATTCTGTAAATACGATCACAGATTATGAAGGCGATATGATGAGTACTCGTTTAATTACATGGGACTTAGAGTTTACTGCAAAAGGATATATTTGGCCAATTCTTAAAACTGGTAAAGTTATTCGTCAGGCCAATACCAATATATACTTACAAGGTGATAATCTTGTATCAAATGGTTACTCATATGTAACAAATAATCTTGTATCAGGACTTATTACACTTCCTGACCCATACGATGCGATGCCTGATGATGAATTTGGTTTCTCAGAAGAAATTCAAGGTGAAACTTACCTTGTTGCAAATACAGGTGAGTATATTTTAACCGAAGATAATTTAAAAATAAGAGTTTAAAATGCCAAGTAAAAATATAAATCAACTTACTGCATTGGATGTTGTAGCATCTAATCTATCAAATACACTTTTTGTTGTATATGATAGTGAAACAGGCACAACAAAAAAGGCCACGCTATCTCAAATTGATACTGCAATAGAGAGGTCAATTCAAAATGTATCATCTGCGGCAGTATATGCTAATGCTGCATTTATGGCTGCTAATACTGCAAATGTTAAATTACAATCAGCATATGATGTTGCTAACACACTATTTAATGCCACAGCTTACGCAAATGTGGCAGCAATTACTGCAAATACTATTTCTACGATAGATTTAGTTTCATCAAATACTGTTGTAGCAAATAATGTAATTATTAGTGGAATATTAGATGTTGATGGAGTACAGTTAGTTTGGCACGCACCACCAACAACTTCTAAAGGATCTTCTGGTGATGTTGCAGGCTTGATTGCAATCGATAATGATAAACTTTATCGTTGTGTTGGTACATATGATGGTACTACAGACATTTGGAGATTTATAAACTTTACTGGTGGTACTTGGGGTTAATAATTGAAAAAGATTAATGAAAAGTTGTCCGATATTCTTGATGTGGAACCAATAGAGGTAACTTCTGCTGTCACCGAGGTAGTAGAAGTTACCGATCCTATCCAAAACGATGCAGACTTTGCTCGTAAAAATATTCGACAATTAATTGATAAAGGTAATGTGGCTATGGACAATCTTTTGCATGTGGCAAAAGAATCTGAACATCCAAGAGCCTATGAAGTGGCAGCCAACATGTTAAAAAATTTGGCAGAAATGAATAAAGATTTGATGGAAATACAAAAAAGAAAACGTGACTTAGAACCAAAACAATCTAAAGATGTAAACATTGATAAAGCAGTATTCATTGGTTCTACCGAAGATTTAATTAAAATGATCAAAGCGAATAAGTAATGGCAGAAGAAGGTTACCTAGGTAACGCAAGTTTAAAAAAACCTGGCACAGAAATATCCTATACGCAAGAGCAGTTAATTGAAATTGCTAAGTGTATGGATGACCCCGTATATTTTATTCGAAACTACGTTAAAATTGTGAACGTAGATAAAGGTCTTGTGCCTTTTGATATGTGGAATTTCCAAGAAGATATGGTTCGAGATTTTCACCAGAACCGTTTCTGTATTGCAAAGATGCCTCGACAGGTTGGTAAAACTACTACAACAGTTGGTTATATGTTGTGGTGTGTTTT